CACATGATGGCTGTGTAAGCAAAGATGCATGATGCCATCATAATGATAGCACCAATAGCTTCCTTCTTAGTCTTAGACATAGATTCCTCCTGTGTCGTGAAAAGACGGGGTGGGCGTGTTCCTTTTGCAATAAAGGAGACTACTATCCCATATATCCTATTATCCAGTGACAGTATTGTTGTATATTATTTTTTTCTTACGTCCACACGCCGTGTATATTTTTTTCACCTTTTTAGCCCCATTAAGGCGTTATTAACATTTTCATGGAAATAAATACCTTCATGTCTCGATACTATTAATTAGGAACGGTAACTCCATAAGGGAGATACAAAAACGCGCGGATTTAATATGAAAGAGAAAGAGTTAGTAATAATAGCCAATCAAGAGATAAAGCGTAGAATAGACATAGCTATAGCAGGTAATGATTGCATGATCAGTAGACCTTGCCTCAGATGTGATGAGGATCGCATATCCTGGTCTAACACATTCTTCTGTATAGATTGTACTAAGAAGATTGGAGAGATGAGGGTGTGGACTTGAGTAACGCAGACAAGGGGGTCTCTAGGGAAGAGATGCTTAGTATAAAGAAGCTAGTCTGGACTAACATGCAAGGAATAAACTAATGAAAGTAACAAGTAAGACAGAGTTAGTCTCTAGCGAGAGAAGACAGCCCTGGAACCCCAGGCACGTCGCACAGGATTTGCTCAGTAACGTGAACTACCGTTGCTCGTCTAAAGAGTTTAAACGTATAGCGTATCTTATACTGGAGGCTTATGATAATGAATGTACGATCTACACTGAAAGAAATATGAACTCTGCTTATACTCATGTAAAAATAGAGCATCGTTATTATGCATACAAATGCGCGGTATTAATAGGACAATGAAAGTAACAAGTAAGATAACAATTCAAAGCCACAGTGCTAATGATCTCAAGATAGACATCATGAATACTAAGACACCTCAGGAGCTCAACTCCCTCATTGAGTCATACGATGGAGACCTAGTCTTAAAAGTAGAGCCAATAGGCCTGAGTGGCGTTAGGTTCGACGCGTTTGCTACTATAATAGAGAACGGTGATAAGGTTAAGACTATAGCTAGACATACATCTCCTATGGGGGAGTATAAATGGCAGGAGTTCGCATAATGAAGGTAACCAGTGTGACAGAGATAGAAGACGACTACTATCTCAATGTAATGTCGGATGCAGTCTTTAATCTAATATTCAAGAACGGAGGTGCTTTTACTATGGCTGAGTACTACGAGCTGCTTACGAAGATCGGTGATATCTACAATGACAACTGTCAGATTGAAACCAGGAGAAGAGGCTATGGTCTTTGTGATATGACTCTAGTAGTCTCCTATGGTCTTTGTGATATGACTCTAGTAGTCTCCTATCGTGGCAACAAGACTAGTTATTCAATAGTAGTGATATTAAAGTAACGCTGATTAGTGAGTTTGACAATAGCCCCTATATTATAGAGAAGTATATGTCTAGTTATAAGATAGACTCCACTGATCCTTACTTTAATATACTTCATAATGAGATCTGCGGTTTGATAGATGATAGCTTCATTGGTTACCTGGATGACGTAACGTATGATAAGGACTTTAATATAGAGCAGCCATTTAATATTAGAATAGAGTATCCAGTCTAAAAGCCTTGGTACATTAAAACGTTTACGTACAATAAGGGAAAATGCATTGAAAGTAAGTAACATCCTAAAGATACAGTACTATGATCCAGATGACCTTATGGAGGACCTGAAGAAGACTAAGACAGGTGACGAACTAGGTATGCTAGTTAGAACTGTTAACGCTAACACCTCGAGAAACGGCGGGCTATCTATCACTATGCCTGACGGAGATGGTACCTCAGGTGGTCCATACTCAGACGTAAGAGTATATGAAGACGATGTATACTATGCAAGCGTTCTTTATGAGTACAACAATTGGTATGATCCTCATGGATACGAAAAACAAAGAATAAACTGGCATAAGTAATGAGAGTAACAAGTAAGACAGAGCTCGTTGATGATTTCGTTAATGACTATCATCATCATAGGGCAGAGGTAATTAAGAACTCTGCACTCGTAGCTAGATCAATAGAGGACCTTCACGCTCTCCAGCAGAGCGTCTCTGAGCACGAAGACGATATCGTGATAGATATTACGGAAAATTATATAGTGGACCACAAACGACGTGGCAGAGCGTTTGGCGCTAAAGTAGACATCATACACAATGTAGGATCAGTCTTCTGCATCAGAACAATAACAGTAGCATTTTAATATGAAAGTAACAGCAACAGAAATAGAATTCGAAGAAGAGATCTTATTTACCCAAGGCTATGTGCAATTGGATATGACAAATGGTGACCTCTCAGTATACGACGGTAAGCAATGGGATACGACTAATGTAAATGCTGATAACGTAATTACTATAAAAACTACAGAAATTACCAGCTCACCTCAGTACACAGCAACTTGGGCCTATGGTGATTCGATAACTTGGACTAGTACGTAAGATCGGACTTCTTATCGAGAGCTATAATATGAGACCGGAAAGATAATGCGCAGCAAACCCTTCTAACATTCAAGCATGACCTTTCAAGTTACATACTGGCAATCTCAGCATAATGATCGCTCAGGATTAGTTGGAGGTCCGCCAACTTTAGAAGTACCGGGCTTCCTCGGGAACTCTATAGATCTAGAGACTATTACCTCCCCTGGTAGGGGTGACGGTAAGTTATACGTATTCTCTAAGCACTATACCTCTGTTGATAGTTTCTCTGGTTACACACAGCTCGATCAGCTAGATCTTGCTATCCTTAATAAGACTTCTCCAGAGAGAATGTTATTTGCTCCTGCGGCTAGCAATAGTCAGACTATCCTTAATGGTAGCCATCATTACTCCTCTGTTGATGGAGTAGAGTGGTCTAACGGAGTGTCTCCTGAGTTCACAGAGATATATGGTAACAGTAATAAGGCTACACTATCAGATGGCTCTTTTTACATTATAACCGGTCACGGGGAATCTCATGGGTTTTGGATCAGACGTGAGTTCAGTGAGAACTACGCCTTAACAGGAGCAGGCTTTGCTACCTTTGCAGTATCAACTCCTTCAATAGGTTTCAGTGGTGACCAGGATGAAAGTCCTAGGCCTTCAGGTGAAGGAACGGGAGAAGACGGAACGGGAGACCTGTTCGCAGCTCCAGAACCTCCTGACTATACCATACCTGTTGAGGGTGACTGCGACATAATCGTTGACGGTAGTGATCTTACTATATCATTCTTTAATGACTTCACTAGGTCCCCTAATATAACAGAGGGCAACTGGGCTGCTCAAGGCTTTGGAATGGGTGGATGGTCCGATGCTGAGCTTCAAGAGCTAGTCGACAATAGCGGCGGCAACCCAATAGGTATACAGCGCAATGAGATCAATCTTATATCTCAAGCTATAAATATGGCTGTCAGAGACAAGCCTTACTATACTGTCATTGTTACTGGAGCGAATGCAGAATATCAGACTCTTCAGGTTCCTATTTCCTACGGTGATGACTGGCTATGGGATAGCGTTGCCGATGAACTTGGTCCTGTAAAGATAGGCATCAAGGGTAACGGAGGTAACGTCAAATGCATGGATGCAGCCATAAATGCTTCTCCAGCCTCAAGAATAGCTAATAATAAACCAGAGATATACGACTCTACTCATAATAATCCTAAGCAACCAGAAGGAGGCAGGAGGGCATATGCTGACCCTATATCTGGAGCACCAACGCATCTAGTATCGCACGGCTTTAGCATTACATATGTAGGTCTTGATACAGGGGCACAGATGTCATATCCTGTTCATGGCCCTAACGCCAGTAAGATATATGATCCTTTAGCCTTCTACTCTTCTGTTAACGAATTAGACGACCCGGACCCAAGTGACAGGAGTCAAGCTCCCTGTAATTACGTAGAACTGTTTAACATGAAGCTTCGTCCCGCTCTATATGGCGGCGACGTTCAATACTTCTATATGGTAGGTCATATACAAGGACATATGTATGTAGAAGGTTGCGAGTTTATGCCTATGGACTTAGGTGCAGATGGAGCTACCGAATACCATAAGAGAGGTCCCAAAGAAGATCCTCCTTTCCAGTATATATATGCTGATGCAAAATCATGCATGAGGTTCAATCACCAGGTATTTGGAGACACAGTACTTAAAGGTAATGGAACTAGTAGAGATTTTCCTGCAGCCGCACAACTAGCCACATACACTGGAGCAACAGACCTTGTTACTTGCCACGAGCATATGTACTATATTAAAGATGGTGGTAGCCTATGGATTCTCGATCATGGTATAGAGAATAGCCCATTCTATGTAGTGACTACTGACCGCACAATGTTCCAGGTCCGTCCCGAGAAGGCAGATATTACGGACGAGGAAGAAGAAAAATACTCAGGCCAAAGTCCTGATACCAACTGGGGTTATGGAAGAAACGGAGATATTGTCATAAAGAATAATTATCTCTCTGGACATGGAACACAATTATTTACCAGTGAAGGAATTCACCCCGAGGCAGATGGCTTTGACGGAGGAGGTGCAAACTTAACTGTATGGAGAAATACTACAGGTAGTACTTACTTCTATGACAATAATTGTATTGATGCATACTACAATTGCTTAGCAGCTGTAGCTCAGGCTCAAGACAGGAATATGTTCAATACAGAGCATGGATATCCTATGGATATAGTATACCTAAGAGGCAACACTCTTACTAGCACAGCTGATACAAGTAGAGAGACAGTTACTCTAGTAGGCATGCATCGCCTGCATATACTATCAGGCAATAGCGTATCTAATGCTGGTGGCAAGGAAACCTCATTCGGAGATTCTACATCGTTCCAGCCAGATGGATTCAAAGGACCCTTTGGAGGCGGCATAAATGGTATCACAGATCTACTTATTGAACACGAAGGAGTTAACTTTAGTGGAGACTTTGGACCCCAGGCTAGGTACGTTGAGTATGCCGCTGGAACAGGAGTGCTAGGTGTTTATGTTGACATAGATATGAGCGATCCAAGCGGAAGTTTAGAGGGGATTGTCCCCTGGCTAAAAGTTTAACAATTAATATACCCCTATGACAGATTTTTTAACAGTTATCTGGCAGTGCGATAAAAAGAACTGCAAACAAGATAATCTTCGCGTATTAGAAGTAGGGTCAACAATTATAGATGATGAGTGCGAACATTGTAAGAAACTCATTAGAGAACCAATCTGGTTTGAAATAGAACTAGATAATAAGAAAATAGACGAATTATATGGAAACAGTAAAAGAGACGGACAGCAAGGTTAATAGCGAAATGCCACTCCCACCGGAGTATCAGGTTCAAGATCAGGTCTTGCTAGAAAAAACTCAAGAGTATCCTTTGGTTACTGCTGAGGTTTGCCCGTTGCCAATGAAGCGTGTCGCTGACATATCTACAGGAGGTGAAAGACATAGACGCTTCGCTATCGTGTTAAGCTTGGGAGGAATCCCAAACTTCGAAGAGATCCAAGAACCTATTACTATCAACTCTGACATGCCTAAAAAGCTTATAGATGGTGACAGTATAGAGGACATACGAAAGAGAGCTCACGCCGAGCTTGATTGTATGATTAATATCTTTAGAGATACATCTGACGGCACTATCATGGAAAAGATAGCAGAAGCCGCTGAAGGCAACGAGGAGTAATTGAAATGCCTAAAACACAAGTAATTGAATACCGTAGAGAACAGATAAAGAGATTTATCACTATTACCAATTTAGGTAAGGAGAATGAGGCATTTCGCGTTGATTTTGATAATTTGCTAAGACATCTTATGCAAGCACCTGGTGTTAACTTTGAAGCTACAGAGTATGAAAAACTCTTAAAGCGAGAGCTTGATTCTAAAGTTATTAACCATACTCTTTCTCCTGAGGTAATGAATACTATAAGTGATTATATGTGGAACCTTGCTCTGTTCTGTACTGCCGAAAAGGAAAAGAAAGACAGAAAGTATGATAAGATAGCACAAGAGCGAGCTGTTAACAAGCATGAGTCCGCAGAAAGACTGCGAAGAGGAAATGCATAGCAGCAGTACATAGTCGTGGCTGATATAGAATTGATGCGTATCTTTCAGGGGTATCTAGAAGGTCCCCTGAAAGATACCTTGTTTATAACTTATGAGCCATACATGAGTGCTTACTTTAGATACAGAGAAAGAACTGGGCCTCAATGTCCTTTTTGTAAAAGTGCAGTGAAGCATATTTACTTATCTGAATTTTCAAAGCACGGAAATGACTTTTTAGAGAGAATAAGAAATGGAAGATGGGAAGGATACTCCTGATATCTTTGATATGCCTGCTCCCGATTTAACGGGGCCTGCTAAGGAAAAGAAACCTAAAAGAACCACTAAGGCTCTACAGGTTACTGATGAGAACAAAGAGTTAGTCGAGAAAGCTAAAGAAGCTGGTATGCCTATTACCAGTGCAAACACAGTTGATATACTTACTAAGTTTGTTGAAAGGCAGAAGTACGGTCACCAAGGCGCTATAGCTATGACATGTAAGGGTACTAAGTGTAGTTACCTGTCTATGTGTCCGATACATGAAGCAGAAGAGAAGCTTCCTGTAGGTAAGCGGTGCCCTGTAGAGAATATACTTATAGAGATGTGGGCTTCTAAGTTTATAGCCGCTCTCAATATAGATATCTCAGATCCAGAGTATGCCATCGATATGGATATGGTATACGAGCTAGCTGGACTAGAGCTCATAAGAAACAGGGCAGCGTGTAAGCTATCCGATGAGCCTGATATATTCACTAGCAAAGCTGTAGCATTCTCTCCTCAGGGAGCTACAATCTATGATGACAAGCCAAACATGGCTTTACTTATACTTGAGCGCTACGGTAAGAGAGTTGACAAGTTGAGAGAGCAACTTATAGCTACTAGATCTGCTCAGGCTAAGATCGGTAAGATATCTGGCGATAGTTCAGTTAGAGCTGCTAACCTTGCACTTAGAGCTAAACAGATTCTTGAGAAGAGAATGAACCATGGATCCATTGAAGACGTAGAGTTTGAAGTAACAGATCCTAATGAGTAACATCTTCTTTGACCTTGAAACTACTGGACTCGGTAAAGAGTCTGGTAAGACTTTCGCTAATGAGATAGGTATATTTAACCTAGCTTATTCTCAGTCTGGAGGTCAAATATCTACTCTATATGGAACATCTAATGTTCCTTTTGAAGAAGGTAAGTTCATGAAGAATCTTCAGAGAATAAACAAGGCGGGTATCCTCCGTGCCACTAAGGATAACAGAACAGAGAAGGATATACTTACTAAGTTTGTAGGCAGCCTAAACGAGGGAGATACTCTTGTTGGCTGGAACAGTTTCGCATTTGACTCTCCTGTGCTAACCCAGAGACTAAGAGACCTGGGACTTAAGAGCGAGGCTACCAAGGTCGCAAGTATGACTCATATTGATATGATGCATAAAGTAAAAGGTCACATGGATAGGTTACTCTCGGACTATGGCGATGAATCTCCCTGGCATTTCGGACCAGGAGTTACTCCTAAGGGAATGACTCAAGAAGCTATAGCTGCTGGGTTAGATATTAATGTTAAAGCTGCTCACATGGGAGGAGATGACGTAAGAGTATTAAAAGAGATATCAGGGCATGCACAAGACTATGAGACATTTAAAAAAAGATTCACACCAAATTTAAGAAAGTGGGCAAGGCATGTCGATAACCAAAGAAGACAAGAGTCTCCTAACTCTAAGTACGCTTCTTACGAACAGTTCTTCAGTTCCAAGCAAGGCAACATAGCGAGAAGTCAGAGTTCAGCAAATAAAATTAGTCAGTCTTCCTACGTAAGAAGTTCCTCTGAGATAGACCAGCTAAACTGGAACAGAGCAGGAGTTGAAGCTGCAGGGGAGGACATCTCTAAGGTCGCTGCTTCTGCTGCGACAGAGGCTAGCGAAGGATTCATGAAAGGCTTAAACGAGCTAGGTACTGTTAAGAACGCAGGTATACTTGCGGGAGTAACTGTTGGAGCTATAGCCGTAAGCAATATTAAGAAGTACTTTCAGGACAAGGGAGACGAGGTTCCACAGAATCTAAGGATAAGTGCTCGTGAACTTGGCAAGCCTATGTACGAGATAGTAAATGACTTGAAAGTAGCTGGCACAACAGAGAGATTAAACAAGCAGCTAAAAGCACAGTACCATACAATGGGCGCTGGTACTATTATAGGTAGACAAGTAGAAGAAGAAATGTCTGAGCTTCCTAACTTTGTAGGTGCGGAAGTGGAACTTGAAGACAGGTTCCTTGGAGTCAAAGGCTTTGCTGATACGGTTATGAACATCGAAGGTGAAGATAGGCCAATAGAGCTTAAGACTATAGATGATGCAGACTTTGATAAGCTTACTGGGCCTAAAGCATCGCACGCAATGCAGGCTAACTTCTATACTCATGCACTGGGAGCTGAGATGGGATATGTAATGTATATCTCACGTGAAGACCCTAGCAAGCGCGTTACTTTTGATGTTCCATATGATCCAGGCTCATTGATAGCTGCAGTAGAAAAGTATAGAGGAGCTGTTCATCAGGCTGGGCAGTCAGGTGGATACAGCACTGCTTTAGAATATTTTTTCGGAAATAAGTCAGGCACAAGAGATCAGACTAATAGAAGCTATCTAACTGGTCCAGGCTACAAAAGAACACCTAATGATCCTAACAACTCTCACGTTGGATCAAGAAACATACCGAGGAACTACTAAGTCATGCTAGGAGCTAAACTAGGAGAAGCATTTTTTGAATCATTTCAGAAATCTGTCATTGGTAGAAATATGATGCCAGGACCTCTTGACTTATTCAGAGCAGAGCAGAGAGGTAAGTTCGCTCGAATGATTGGTGACGACACACAGGGTTCTATAAAGAACTACTTCGAAGGAAGAAATGTGTCAACCGCAGGTGACGCTCTTCAATGGGGAGACACTAGCGATAAACTTGCTAAGACAAGGAAATACGCCGCAGGTGGAGCAGCTGGCTTACTTGCGGCTAATGCATTTGGGTTCGATCCCTTTGGTGCAACTAGTGGTGCCAACAATCTTACACAACTGGGAGCTAACGCTGCCATTGGCTCAACCATGTATGGATCAGGTAGTAAAGGATTAAAGCTCGCGGGCTTAGGTTACTTAGCAACGACCGCTGTTAATACATTTAGACCTGGTGACAACATGGGGCCTCAGTAATGTTAGCAGCAGCATTGGCACTAGGTGGTATACATGCTGCCAAAAACGTAGGCTCAATAGGTGGGTTAGCCAGGGGTGCATTTAGCACAGGCTTAAGTTCCTTCAGAGGAGCAAGTAAAGGTTTAAAAGGACTTCATAAGCCAACTCATTCTGCAGTTAAGTACGGAGTCGGAGCTGTAGGCGGATATGCAGGTTACCAAGTTGGAGGAGCAGTAGGCGATTTCGCTGGACAAGCTCACCTTGCGTATGAAGGAGAGAATGAGACAAGTCTAGCTGTTGCATCCAAGATGGGAACTATGGGTAGGATGGGAGGTATGCTACTTGGAGGCGGCCTAGCTATGGGAGCAGTCAAGATGGCAGCACCAGGTCCTGCCGGTAGAGTAGCTAGCGTAGCTAAGGCAGCTAACACAACTGCTATTGATTTATCTTCTAGAGTCTTTAATCGTAGTGCTGCGAGAGCACACCGTCAAGGAGTAGCAAACAATGCTAACTTCTCATACGTTAACATGTCAAGGACTCCAATGAACTCCGCGGTTACAGCATCAAATGGTTATGGTCAAGGCTTCGGACAGGGCTTTGCTTACACAGGTAATGTTGCTGGAAAACAAAGACACGGAAGAAGAATACAGAAGAGAGCTAAGAATATAAAAAATCTTAGAAGAAAAGCAGATCGCTCTGCCCTTAAGGGACGTAACTCTATTCTTGGAAGGTCTTTACAGGGTAATGCTACTAAGTCAGCTTCGTTCAAGTCAGACTTTGCCTTTATGGGCGCAGGACTAGGGCTCGGAGGAGTAGGCGCTATAGGAGCTGAAGGTCTAAACCCAACAAGAAGAGTCGCTCCAGAGGGTATGATATCTGCTATACAATCTTCGCCTAGAGGCGGTATAAGTCCAGAGCTTCAAATGTCCACACAAGGACTTACTCTTGGCATACACAATAGAAGGAAGCAAAGGATAATATAATGTACATGGACTACAACGATAGCACTCCAAGAACTCATGACAATCTGTATAACAATATATGGAAAGACATTGGGTTAACTGTTGGGTCTGGAGTTGGAGGCTTCGCGGCAAGAAAGTATGGAAAAAGAGGCTATAAAGAACTTAGAGCTTCTCAGGATGCAGCGATGGCACAAACCGCTAGAAGACCTGTCCCAGGTAGTCAACACATGCGCGGTTACGGTGGAGAGCCTAGAAACATGGGCAAGCAACCATTCATGAATCAGGCAAGCAGAGAAAGCATTGCATCTAGTGTGACTGGTAAAAAAAGAGTTTACGGCTTCGGCAAGAAACTTACCAGTATATCTAATGTATTTGGATGGGCAACGATGGCCTATATGGGAGCTAACTTAGCTTCCTCCGCCCTGAGATCAGGGCAATCTTTCAGAACTACCAAGCAGGAAGTAGAGAAAGCAAATTTCAATAGTATGAACGATCAAGGTACATACTACGACACAAGAGCAGCGTATACTCAAAGACAGAGAGCGTTGCAGGTTATACATAACTCCCGTCTGTCGCTCAAGCCTATGCTTGGCGCAGAGTCAAACTACTTGCATTACTAAACAGATGTCAACAAAAGATACAGCAATAAGCAAAGACACTAGAATATCCATAGGGCTCGTCGGAGTTCTTGTCGCTGCTTTCTTAACTGGAGCATTCTGGGTAAAAGACCAGATGCAAAATACAAGCACGACGATGTACACAAACAACGCCGCGCTGTTAGCAGAGATAGCTAAGACTAATAGTCAGCTACTGCTAATGAATACAAGACTGCAGGCGATAGAAAGGAGTGTAGATACTAAGTATGAATACCTGGAAGGTTATATAGATAGCAAGTTCGATATAATAGATGATAAGCTAACGAAAGCAGGCGAAGACCGCATTTATAAGCATGAATTTTTAAGCTGGGTAGAGTTGCTGAAAGCAAAGAACAAGGGTATTATAGAAGTACCTGTAGTGCATTAGACAAAAAAATATGAACAACGTAGAAAAAGAAGTTCTCTCTTTAATGAAAGAGGGATTGGGCAGAAGAAGAATTGCTGAGGTGCTAGGCATAACTCAGTGGAGTGCTAGACAAATCATAAAGAGGCTACTAGGAAAGAAAGAAGCAGTCTCTAAAACTAAGGCATCACCATCGGGACCTACTAAGAAGATAAAGAAACAAAATGCTCCTAGGAGTAGAAGCAAGAAACAAGAGAAGACAGTAGTAGAGGTTCAGTCAGTAGGTGTTCAATCAGACATGGATTCTGATATACTAACTAGAAGTCCAAATGGCAAGGCTATAGTTTTATCTGATATTCATTTGCCTTATCACGATCACAACGCTCTCCGTATCGCTCTCGAGTATATGGATGACTGTCAGCCTGATACAATAGTATTGAACGGCGACATAGCAGACTTCTACGGAGTCTCTGCTTACACGAAGACAAAGAAAGACTCAATGGACTATCAGCAAGAACTTGATGTAGTCAGAGAGTGGCTAGAGGATCTTGTTGCTAGATTCCCCAAGTCTGATATCTATTACATAGAAGGAAACCACGAGACTAGAGCAAAGAGAACCTTAGCTAATAACGCTCCTGACTATTCTTCAATGAGAGACATGAGAGTTAACGTTCAGCTTAAGCTTGACTCGCTAGGCATAACATGGATCCCTGAAAGTCAACAGCTTAAGATAGGCGACCTTATGTTTATTCATGGTCACAAAGTTAGAAAACATGCAGGTACGACAGCTAGAGCTCACTTCGAAGACTACGGCTGCTCTATCATTGTTGGCCATGTTCACAGGCTATCTGTAGCATACAAAAGAAATAAGTTTGGTAATCACGCTATGATAGAGAACGGTACTCTATGCGACATAGACGTTGAATACGTGAAGTATCCAGACTGGCAACACGGATTCACCGAAGTAAATTTTGATGGTAACGACTTCTCTATAGTGCAGCATGCGATAAAAGATTACAAGCTGGTAACTGCGGACAAAGTCTACGTTCTATAATGGCTGAAGAAACGCAAGGACCTGATGTAACAGGTGAAGTGAAGAATGCAAAGGACATGCTTGTTAAGTATGTCCCTGAGCGTCCATATAAAGACAGAAAATATAAGCCTTACAAGAAGGGCTTCACTGATCTTTGCGGACACTGCAAGCATTACTACAAAAACATACACGAGATAGGATTAACAACTAATGCTTTTCCTGTAGAGTGCGAAGGACACATACTCGATCCTCTTAAGAATCTTAGAGAGGATGACTTCGATAACGAAGAAGAGTATCAAGAAGTGGTAACAATGATAGACCCAGTAAGCTGGGCCTATAAGATGTTCCCCGATGAGCTTGGAGAAGGATGGAAGGCTCGTTGGTACCAGGAAGAGCTTGCCTCATGTACAGCTGACAGAAAGATAGTCCGAGCTGGAAGACGAACAGGCAAGTCCGAGCTTATCTGCATGATGATGATGTGGATGACACATGTGAATAGCAACTTTACTATTCTCGTCATTGTCCCTTATGAAGCACAGGTTAACTTGCTCTGGGATAAGATCATGGCATTCGTATCTAAGTCACCAGAGATTGAAAGTTCTATCAGGCGTAGTACTAAATCTCCAGAGCACAGACTCGAGTTTAACAATGGTTCTAAGATCATTGGTTTCTCATCTGGTCCATCCTCTGCTGCTAGATCAGATAAGATTCGTGGTCAGGATGCTAACTATATCGTTCTCGATGAGGCAGACTACCTTGCTGGAGATGACATCGAAGCTATCCTTGCTATCCTTGCGTCGCATACTCACTGTGGTACGTGGGCATCTTCAACTCCTACAGGTAAGCACGACAAGTTCTACCAGTTTGCTACGTCTAAGGACGCTGGCTTCAAGGAGTTCCACTTCATATCAGCAGAGTCTCCCTCCTGGACAGACAATGCTGAGATGTTCTATAAGACTACATACGATGCTGTAACATATGAGCATGAGTTCTTAGCCGAGTTCGGTATCCAAGAGCAAGGTGTTTTCAGAAACGACCTTATCGATGCATCTCTAATGAACTATTCTCTCCCAAGAATAAGATCAGGCCCAGGCTCTCGTATTGTTATTGCATGCGACTGGAACGGACAGGCTGTCGGAGCTCATATAGTTGTCGTAGAAGTTGTTCACTCGACTAGAGGCTTGAAGTATGTCCTCCTTGACAAGATAATAGTTAAAGGAGTTGAGTTTACTCAGCACGCATCAGTCAATAGAATCATAGAACTAGATGAACAGTATGGTGCTGACTTTATCTACATAGACCATGGCTTCGGAGAGATGCAATTTGAAATGCTTCAGATGCATGGCAAGCAAACTCCAGGAAGCACTCTACATAAGAGAGTAAAACCTTACATGTTCGGAGGCCAGATAGAGATAAAAGATCCTCTGAGTAATCAGATGATCAAGAAGCACGCTAAACCATTCCTGGTTAACGCAACTCTTCTAGCGCTTGAGCGCGGTGCTCTCATATTGCCTACCTGTGAAGATACTCAGATCCTTGTTAACTCTGCTGACGACGAAGAAGAAGGTCAGACTAAGGGAATCATTCAGCAGATGCGTAACTTTGCTATCGAAAGATACTCTGTGTCAGGACAGCCTACATATTCACAAGGAGAGGATCACTCTCTCATAGCTTACATGCTTGCCATCACCGCATTCCTACTTGAGTTTTCAGACATTAAGAAAGATATGTCTATTAACGAGCAGATGTTGTTTATCAAGAAGGTAGACAGCGAAGGAACACCTGTAGGAAAAAGCGAAGCAAGTAAAGAACTCTCTGAGCTTGTGAGACAGCTTGGAGCCGGAAAGCCTTCTGCTGAGTTAAGCAAGAACGTACTATCCACTATCAAGAATATAAAGTCCAATCAGCAATTCGTTAAGAAGAAGATCGCTGGCGGCAATAGATCTACCCTTGGAGAGTATCTGAATGGTGGCAATAGAAATTCAATGGGAAAAAATAGCAGAAAGAACTTCTAATGGGTTTAGACTATAACGGCATCCCTGAATTCTCAAGGAAGAGAGATTTATTCATCTCTTCTATTGATGATAATTTGCTCTCCTCAGTTCTCGAGGATGACACAAGGGATAAGATAGAGGATAGAATCTTTGATGATATAGCTAGGACTTATCTAAAAGGCGAAGCACTTAAGAAAGCTCTAGGAGATATGGATAAGGCTGGGTTTATACCAGTTGAGTCTATGTCAAAGGTCATCTCTTCTATTCAAAGAGTCAATCCAGATGCAAGTAGTTACGATGTAATAACATTCGGACTCTTCAAGGAAGCCTGTGAGTTTCTACACAGTAGGTCGTCTTCACTCAATGAAGAATTCCTCGGCACTTACAATATTATAGACCCTGACCTACAAGGTCAGACTATAACTACGGTTCATAAGAATGTCAAACACTCTGGTGATGACTGGATATCTGACTTCCTGATGGCTGGGTCAGCTGTAGCAGGTATCATGCTTACAGGATTCATGAATGACCTGTTCACTTCCGTTGCTCCTAGGACTACTTCTCCTGATAACGAGATGAAGCAATGGGGAGCTCAGGGTATCATAATCACAGTTGCTCTTCTTATAGAGCTAGGCATAACATATGCCCAGATGGAAGAGAAATTCAAAGGCTCTAACACTATAGACTCAGATACTCTTAATTCATTCAAGGATCTAGAGAGCGATCCTACTGGTAGAGCAGAGATACTTTCTGAGGCTGGATACGACTACGAATCCCTAAGGAACAATCAAGCTTTCGATGACTATGTTGCTATTAAGGATTACTCTATTGAGTATATAAAGAGACAGAAGCAACAAGAGAAGTATCAGCACTGGATCTCTTGGATCAGTGTAGTTGCAAACCAGGGACTCGTCAAGCACGGACTAGCCATGGCTCCCGTCTTCTCAGAGAAATGGGCTGCATTCTCAACTGAAACCTCTGAGGTTAAGGAAACACTAGAAGATCCATTCGACGAGGCTAAGGACAAGGTTGTATCTAACTTTAACAATGGTCTAAAGAGTTATCTGTCTGGTCTGAATTCTAACAGTAGCGATATGTATGACGATACATATGCTGCGTTTAACTTCCAGCTAGATGAAAGAATACTATGCTGCATGATATACTTCCTAGGCCCTCTTGACTCGAGCGCACTTGAGTCCATATCTAAGGTGCTGAAGATATCCCTCATAAGATTCAATGTGGACTTCAGACAGCTAACAGCATTTATGCTAGACAGCACTCTTACGTCTATCCTGAACATGGCTGCTACCTATTCAAGTAAACTTATAAGCGAGATATCAGATGATATCCTGGGCACCTTCTTCTCATTGCCTAAGAATGATTTCGAGGCTATGATAAAGTTATGCGTGGGTATTGACTGGCTCTTCAAGATGCTAGACGATGCAATAGGGAGCATAGTTGAAATGATAGAGGATATGCTTAATCAATTAAGACTCTCCATTGAAGCTATCTGCGGCAAGTCTCAAGCGTTAGCCTCTAATATTGTTGAGAATAGAGCCGTTATAACGCTTGTAGCAATGCTAGACTCGATAGTTAGCAAGCTAGATCATGCCAATGAAGTATGCCATGCTAACCTGGATGATAAGGAGTTACCTCTCATAGATAACTACCAGGCAGCAGACGCAGCAATCCAATTTGTTGCAATAGAATTGCCTAATTTGTTCCCAGTTATGTCCATGAGTGAAGAAGATAGCAGGAAATACTTTAGAGACGTTTCAGGTTTCGAGACAAGAACACTTGGATTAGCAGTGCCTGGCACTGATTCAGAAGGTAAACAACTAAGGCCACTAGAGTTTAGTGACCCAGTAACAGATTGCTCAAGTCAATCATTAGCATCAGAAAGTATAGCATTAGGAAGAAAACTATCAGAGCTGTTTAAGGCAAAATAATAATATGGGCATTTTCGACTTTTTTAAAAATATAAATAGAGCTAAGGCTCATGATAAGCAGCTAACGGATATTAGACTTGCCATAGGTAAGATAGCAAAGGAAGGCGAAAAGAACGCTTCCATTAAGAAGGTGATAGGAGAGAAGAGAATGACTCTTCCTAAGCCTCTTATGTATTCTAATCCTACAACGCATGCTACAACATCTAGTGACAATAGGCAATATCATGGACCTGTACACGACTTAACAGAGATAGCTCAGGCTATGGATGTTGAGCCTTACGTCAATCAGTCTGTCAGAAAGCACAGGGAGCAGATCCTTAAAGAAGGCTATTCTATTGTAGGCGAAGATGATGAGATGGTTGAGTATGTAAACAGGAGACTGTTTGAGATATCTTTAATATCTGGCATATCCACTAACGAATTCGTAAGAGAGTTTGCATATAACCTTGCTGCGTACGCTACATCCTTCCTTGTACTCAAGAGAGACATGGAGAAGAGTTCAGGTAGGAGAATAAAGTGGCATGGCAAGAGACTTGATCCTATAGCTGCAATATACCCCTTGGATCCTACCTCTGTAAGTGTAAAGCTTAACAAGTACGGACATCCTATTAAGTGGAAGCAGACAGTTGAACAGAGTATAAGTAACGACAGGGTTAGAACCTACAACGCAGATGATGTCATTGTAGCTACCATAGATAAGAAAGCTGGGTTTGTATTTGGAACACCCTACATTCTACCTGTCCTTGACGACGTAAGAGCTCTTAGACGACTTGAAGAGTTAGCTGAGACCTCTGCTCGCAAGTATGCTTATCCTTCTTCTCACTGGAGAGTGGGAACAGATGAGTTCCCTGCTCAGTCATATGATGATGGCACTACTGAGATTGAAATACTTCAGATGCAGGTTCAGAACATGACTCCAGAGGGAGGCTTGGTTACTACTCACAGAATCGAACAAGATGTAATAAACGAAAGTGCCGCAGTATTCGATGTAGAGAAATATATCAAGTACTACGAGCAACGTGTTCTTGGTGGCTTAAGACTTAGCCCCGTTGACATTGGTAGAGGTGACGTATCCAAGGCAAGTGCTGGTGCAGTCTCTCAATCCCTACAAGACTCCTCAAGAGACTTCCAGGCTATCATCCAGGATAGACTAACTACAGAGCTTATAATCCCTCTCCTGCTCGAAGGCGGTTTTGATATTAAGCATGACAATATAGTTAGATTCGAATTCCCAATGATAGACAGAGAAGAAGAGAGAGCTAAGCAGTCTCACGGCGCTGACCTCTTTAACAACTCTGTCATTACCTGCACAGAGTACAGACAAGAGTATCTCGCCAAGAAAGAACTTGACGAAGAGCAGCTTAAGGATGTCAAGTCAAACCTTGATCACGAGAAAGCTAAAGAGCTACAAGAGATGGCAGAGGCTGCTGCAGTCAAGCAAGCTAAGGTTAGCAAGGCTGCTGCCAATACTACTGCTAATAAGAACAGACCGAAGAATCAGTCTGGCCAGAAGAAGGCTAAGACTAAGATCACGGCTAACAATAGCTTAAAGCAAGAGAGGCAGCTACACAGAGACACAGTCTCTAATCAGCTATCCAAGTACAAAGAGTTTATCTCTCTTGATGAGCTATCTGTTACAGCTAATAACTTCTTTGATAACTTCCAGTCCATATGCATAGTAGACTCTAAGTCGAGCATACTTAGCGCAATGAATGAGGGAGTCAATGACGCCTTAGTCTACTCAGATAAGGATTCATACTCTGTCCCTAAGAAGTCAATAGATAGGTTCTTCAAGAACTACGTAGGAAAAGGCATTAAGTCTTTAACTGATGGCTCTCTAAGGTACATAAAGAACAGTACCAAGATGGAAGAGCTCCCAGAAGTAGGGCTTCATTCAGTATTTGACCAGCTTGAGGATGACCTAGGATACCTTTGCGACAAGCAGATTGATATAGCATACAGATTTGGCTTCTCTAAAGCATTGAAGTCCTGTGGCTATACTGACTTCGCAATGGCTCCGATCGAAGGTCATGCATGTGATGACTGCATTGAGACAGGCGATATAAGCGTATCACTTGAGTCTAAGGACATGCCTTATCATGTGCTACTTGCTACTCATGACAGCTGCGTATTCGCTCCTTATGTGATGGAAGAATAAATATAAGTCGGAATATAATCAGGATCCATATGACTAATAAACACAAGGACTTAGAGTCCGAGGAATATGAAAGTGTTGAAGAATTACAGCACAAGGATAAGGTTAAGATTCGAAGATTGAAGAATACTCGCGAGTCAAAAACTTCTAAATCAAGAAATAAGCCCAAAACAAAAACAGATGACAAATCCTAAGTTTCGAATCATAGACAACTTAAATGTTAACTTTAAGTCACTTAGACCTGATGCATTGGATTTATTCTCTGACGCTATAGAGGTTAACAAGAAGCCTATCCTGTCAGTGGATATAGATGCTACTCACTCCGGAAGACTCACTAACATGAGAGTTTATCCAGGAGCAAGAGTAAAGAGATCAATGAAGACATTTTTAGAACCGGTTGGGAAGCCGGTTTTAAAGCATCACGACATGCGCTCTGACCCAATAGGTAGAGTTACTGATGCTAAGTTCATTCAACTAAAAACAGGCGATGATTTTAAGTATGATTATCGTAATCCAACGAAAGATACAGGCTCTGGCTTTATTCAGCTAGGACTCAATATCATGGAGCAAGATGCTATAGAGCAATTCGTTGATGGAAGAATTCAACAGTTCTCTACAAGTCAAGACTTCCAAGATGTATTCTGCTCCGTATGCGGAAAGAACATTGCAGACGAAATGTCTATGTTCTGGAATGAGCATGAGCATAAAGTTGGAGAAACTTACAAAGTAAAAGTTGGCAAGAAGTCACAAGACTTCCTATGCTACCTAATCACAGGCGACCTTAATTATGTTGAGGTATCGCCTGTTAACATTCCAGCTGACGAGCACACTAAAGTCAATGGCTTTAAGTTTATCGAACCAGCATCGGACAGTGGCATAGGAACGATGGAATGCTTTAGCGATTCTGTTGCCTCTGTCGCATCAATGACTCTCTCTGTCGGATCTGACTCAGTAGTAGACCTCTTTGCAGGTAACTACGATTCAGCTAAAGACAGAAAAACCCTTACCGGAAAAACAATAGTAGCTGTATCTCCACTGTTTACAGACTTACTACAAGATCATCAACAGGAAGAAGATATGAAAACTGAACAAGATAAGTCCGATAAGGACGAAACCAAAGAAACAACTGATGCAATCGCGGCCAGCGATACATCGGAAGATAACTCAGACAACGACGGCAGTAGCAAGGAAGAGGAAGGTGTCGTAGCCCCTGTGACCGAAGCTAAAGTTGAAGATAAGAGTGATCAAAGTGGCTTGAGCGATACGGCTCTTACTGTTTCATTAGAAGCAGTTACCGTTCAACTCGAAACACTTAAAACTGAGAAGGCGGAAGCTGACTCAAAAATTGATCGTCTTGAAGCTAAGATTGCTGAAAGAGATGAAGAAATTGATAAGGCGAAGACCGCCGCAACAGACAGCCTGACAGAGACGAAGGCTGCACTAGCAGGTCAACTACTTACCTCTAGACTTATTCTTAAGAAGCAAGACGTTACTTCTATTAAATCTAAAGACGAATACGAAGCAAAGATAGTAAGCTTTACTGAAAGGAAGATTGAGTCCCTCAAAGATTCAATCTCTGATCTATCTGTTGAAGTAGCGGAAGCTATGTCAACGATGGGTGTAAAGACCTCTGCTGATTTTGCAGCTGACTCGATCGAAGATGACGTAACGAGTGTTGCCACTGACAGTAAAAAGCCAGTAGTAGCGCCCAAGCCTCAATCAAAAGACGAAAGCATCACATCATACTTTAATGAAAACAATTAACCCCTTAATATATAGGAGACTAAACTATGGCGTTTAGAACCCCGAGAGGATACGCGGTCAACAGACCTCCGTATCAAGAAATTCAAGAGGGCGTAAGACCGGAGACTAGCACAGTTCCAATGGAAGCATATACAGGACTCGCTCCTGTTCGTGTGGACAAGCTTCATGACGATCCAATCGTTATCGACGCTGGAACTATCGTTGGCATCGCTACAGGTGGAACTGCAGTAGGTAAGATCTTCCCGGCTCACGCCGTGACAGGTCAGATCACAATGCACTTCCAATCAAGTGATAATACTGACTGGGGCCTACCGGCCGCAGACACTACCGATCTTGCATCCGTACTCACAGATGGCCCCGTGCTTCCTTTAGGAGTAGTTACCATGCCGGTATACTCCTTCTTCCTGCAAGCCGAATATCAAAACTACACTAGAAACGTCAACGTTCCTATTGTAACAGATTACATGATCCAGATTCCTGCACTAAACGCAGGCGAAAGAGCTATTAATGCCGGTGACCTAGTTATGGTCAACGACGTTGCTACTCTAGGAGAGTATGGTCGCATAGGTGACCTTGCTGACACTGCTAACCTGCTTGGTAGATTTACCAGATGGGACGGCACAGCTGCTTCTATGGATAAAGTAATCGGACGCTGCTACCAGAACCTCGCATTTGCCGATGGAACTATTAACGTAGCTGGAACTGTTCTTAGCGCAGACACTACTCAGTCACTTACGACTGCTGGTTCTGCAGAATTCAAAGGCCTAGAGAGAGTGCAAACTGTCGACGGGCTTGGTAACGCTGGTTCTGGAACCGCTGGTACACCTTCATGGTTGCGCAGCGCTCAATCAGACGCCACTGGTACCTACTACGCTCTAACAATTCTTGTTAGACTATAAGATAAAGGAGTAAAAAACAAATGACTAAATTTAATAAACTTACTTCTGATGAGCTTGAAGTTTTCGACGAAAAGCAAAGAGACGTAGTGGTAAGAATGCAGGACGGTTTCGAGTCTGCACTAGAAGACGTAAAAAGACAGGCTGTAGAGTCTGTTAAAGATGAACTAGGACACGATACTTCTATCGTTGGTCTAGATGAAAGACAGCTTGCTTACCGCAAGGACTCTGTCAAGGTTAACAAGATGAAAGATCTTTGGACATCCAACGGAGTAATCCCTGGTGCTGAAGAACGCATGAGTGTTGCAGATATGATCAAGTTTGACCAGGGCTACAGCTCTGGCATCCGCACATCTGACAACTTCTCAACCGATCATCCTCTATTGATCCCTCGCGTAATCAGCGAAGTGGTCAAAGAAGCTATTGAGCCGAACATCGTGCTCACTGGTTTGCTTCAGAGAATTAATTATCAGCATGGTACGCAACTCACTTTCCCAAGTGTTGGTGCATTCAGTGCTGCTGATATCCCTGAAGGCGGCGAGTACCCAGAAAGAAGCCTCGACTTCGCTGGGCAAGTAGTCGCAACGATCGGTAAGAGTGGTCTTGCCGTCAAGATGACCGAAGAAATGATTCGTTACTCACTCTATGACGTAATGAGCATGCATCTTCGTGCAGCTGGCAAAGCCCTTATTCGGCACAAGGAACAGAAGGTATCAGACCTTATTATCGACAACGCTGGTGGTACTAACACTGTGTTCGATAACACGTCTGCTTCATACCCTTCTACTACTGGTCGCGACGCGGCTGGTGCCTATAACGGTACTCTTACTCTTGATGACCTTCACAAGGCGTACGCAACGTTCGTCGCTAGAGGTTTCACTCCCAACGCCCTAATCATGAACCCATTCGCGTGGTCTATCTTTGCTGATGAAGCACTGATGCGCGCATTTGGCTTCCAGAATGGTGCTGGCATGTGGCAAGCTCTTCAAGGTGCTCCTGGCGCTGCTCCTCAGTGGAGTAACGGTGGGTTCGGCAATGGTCTTCTTCAGAACACCACTGTTGGAGATCCTCAGCAACTCGCTTCTACTCATACTACAGTTCCTGGCTTATTCCCATACGCATTCCGTATCATAGTAAGCCCTTACATGCCTTATAACGCAACCAACAACACAACGGACATGATCCTTTGCAGCGTTGATGAGCTAGGCGTGCTTGTAGTAGACGAAGACGTGGTTGTAGATAGCTGGAATGATCCTGCTCGTGACATCATGAAGGTTAAACTTCGTGAACGTTACGGTCTTGGTAGCATGAACAGCGGACAAGGTTCTGGTATTATCAAAGGTGTTAGCCTTGATCGTAGCTTCGACTTTGCTCACAACATCCAGACTACTATTGCGACCAGTGGTCTCGGTAGTTCTCTAGACGGCGACGCAACCTTCTCCGGTGTAACTGGACAAGCGTAAGCTAACTGAGTAATCAGTTAATTTGACAACTAAGGGCCCTTGAGGACTCAACCCCTCGGGGCCCTATTCACTTTAGGCAGTAGAATAAAATGGCACGTAGAACAAATAAACAAATAGCAGTAGATAAGGCAGCAGAAGCAGCCAAGCAAGAAGTAATTCAACCAGAAGCAACTGCACCCAAGAGTGAGATTCTTGGAGTAGTAAGTAGATACGCTGGAACAGTTATATCAATCAATCTAAAGAAAGGAGCCTACTTCGGAATAGGTGACCAAGGCAAGTGCAAGATGTGGCTAGATGGAGAGACGTGGACCGCTAAGGTTCCTGACACTCTATCAGACCAAGAAAGCATGCAGCTACAAGGTGCTTTAGAAAGAGGAACAGTAGTAGTAGGTAAGCATTACCTACCCGTTCTCATAAAAGAGAAAGGGACAAGAGAAGAGTATGCTAAACTTGTCAAGCTTGCAAGAGCTATGACCAAGGAAGTAAAGCAGCCCTTTATTGATCTCGTCAGGATGACTAACGTAGGCAACTGGACTCCACTGGAGATCTATACTTATTGCCTAGATCAAGAGAGAACTACTAAGGGTAGACCAGAGTGGATAGACTTCCTCACTGAGGCTATCGCTAACTACAATGGTCCCGACTCTCTAGTAGAAGACTTTGTAGACGATCCAGACAACTACGAGGTTGTCATCGATCCTAATGTAGGTATCATAATGGATAGTAGAGGAGAAGTTAAGAAGGATGAGCTTAAGATCGAATATGGAGATCCTTCATTGACGACTGCATCATCTCAGGTAGCAGAAAAAGCATTGAGTGAATACCTAGACTAATGGCTGCACCGGTACTTTCAACAAGTTCTCCAGTAGATGGAGCGGCAGATTCTTTTTTAAACAAGACTCTTACCGCTACATTTGCTGCAGAATTAGATACAGCTAGCATAGATAGCAATGCTGTAATCCTTTTAAACGTCGCTACAGAAGATATTATTCAGACAAGTATCTCCTACAATACAGCAACGTTTACTATAAGTATTACTCCTCTAACTGTTCTTGCTGAAAGTACCGTATACAAAATAAGGTTTCCCGGAACGGACATAGCTCTAGGTCCAACGTATGTACTACAAGATAGTGCGTCGTCTGACTCTATAGTTACTACAATAGATGTAACGTTCACAACTGGAGCGAGAACGTTCATAGATGATTCATCTATAGATAAGGACTCCACAGACTTCTCCCTAGAGGGAGACCTTAATTTACCTGTACACGTCAAAGCATTAGGGGACTTTGCTGTATCAGGTACCACTCCAAAGATTCATTCATATGACGTAGCAACTACGCTCGATGGGTCTAATAGAATCGCGATCACTTTCAATAAGGCATTGTCTGGAGACTTATGTAGTACAGACTGGGTAGATGTTGATGCATATGCCATGTTAGATAGTGACTCTTATATGGCTGTAGGCTCAACCCTTGGGGTAGGAACAGTGGCTCCTATGACAGGAGTAACATGTGCGGGTAGCACTATGTACCTATGGTTCAGCGGAGAGATGCCAAAGAACGTAGGAGTATCAGTTACTCTTGACAGCTCTATAACAGCTGATGATGGCAGCGAGTTCGGTCCTTCTGACTACGAGCTAACCTTCACCATGGAAAGATTCCCTAAGATATCGGGCATCCATGTTGTAAAGAGAGAGCTCAGTACGATAGCTGACACGCTTAACAATGATTACATTGCAGCGTTGCTTCTTTCCAATACTATAAACCTAGTAGAGAAGCTGGCTATAGATGTAGATAATATATCATGGACTCATCTCCAGTGGGTCACAAATAAAACAATCGTTGACATACTTGATGATCAAGAGCTTGAAAAAGCTATCGTTGCTGGAACAAGAAGACAGCTTGGTGACTTGAACGTTTCCATAGATCTTCCTCAGACAGAAGCAGCAAGACTTTCACTGAAGCATGCACGAGCTCTTAAGAAGCTCGACATAGCCGATAAGACGCTACTAGGCGCACGCGGCATAGCACTTCGGTATGACAGTACTAAAAACATTACAGACGTCGTAGACCGCCTGTGGCACGGTGTCGCCGGAAAGCTAATAGATAGTAGATGGTCTACATATCAGCCAAACATGCCTGCGAGTAACGTAAGCATTAATAGGCAAGCAAAAGTTCCTCCTGGAACAAACTGGTGGTAACCAAAATGGCAGAAAATAAAAAGAGCTTCTCTCAAGAGATACTAAGTAAGAATCAATCAGCAGAAGCAACAGCTGAAGTTAGAAAGCAGATGGCAGATCCAGGCTTAATGAAGTCTAAAGGATATGTCCCTCCTAAGAACACTGTAAATAAGAACGCAGGTGATCTACCTCCTGGGGTACCTGGTGCCTAAGAAGCTCGGCTTTATAAATCTAAGGAAAGAAATAGAGTTGCTCTCTGAGTCTGTAGGATTCAGCTGGGTAGCTCTTCGTTCCGTAGACCTAACTAGGCCAACGAAAGAGGCTCAAGGTTCCTTGCCTCAGAACTACGATCAAGCTAATATAAATTACCAGCACATCACTTCTAATTATTACTACGTAGATAAGCTGGTGAAAGGATACAGATACCTGGCTCAGCCGGGGTTCGACTTTCAAGCACAGATAGGAACTATCAATACTAAAACTCAGGTCTATATAGTAGAGCACGATAAGCAGCCTAAAAATACAGACTTTATTCTAGAGCTAGAGCTAGATGAAACAACAGGACAACCTAAGCAACCTTTCTCAATATCCAGAGTATTTAATATACAAGATGCTCAGCCTATGAGAGGTGGGCAACCAGCAGCTGTTCCAGGCGGAATAGAGTTCTGGAGATGCTACACGGAAGAGGACAACTTAGGATACGGAATTAATATAACTTAATGAGTACTAAATCAGACAAAACAGGAAAGCCAATACTTGAGGATCATGACGATCCAAGTATCAAGTATTACGATAGCGTTATTCCTAACTGCTCTGGTTCTACTGCTTACCAAAAGAAGAGTACCAGAGATAGGAACGTAAATCTCGTTGAAGCTATGGAGATGGTTGACATACTACTAATGCAGTATGAATCTAACTATCGAGTCCATAACATTGACAAGACCTTGATTCATTTTCCTTACCTGTTCCAGAGACCAGCAGATGGCACCAAGATAAGGAACAAGTCTACTGGTGAGTTTTATATAGTTCAAGAAACACTCATAAATCCAAGGACTAAGAACTGGGAAGGTCTAGTAAAGATAGAATTTACTAACTCTTATCCCGATAGAACCAAGTTTGAGAAGATAGAATTTGTAGATGAAAACAATTACGTAAGGTTTACATCTGAAGATCCTCAATCGATTGGATTAGAATCACAGGACGACGTGGGACTTATCGTTGATAAGGGCCCTATTAGACCTACTGTAGTTCATGCACTTATACGTAAGTTGCCTGGTACTATAAGCAGTAGACCTTTCGCTCCTGCCAAGCAATACAGACCCGACTTAAGAGAAACTCTTAGATCCGTTGACGACCCAAACCATACAATAGAGATGTATGGTCAATGGCTTGATCATTTGGTACAGTTTGATTGCTGGACAACAGACAATTTTTCTGCCGACAGGCTGGCCGACTGGTTTGAAAGATTTGTAAGTCTCTACGGAAAGATACTTAAACTCAATGGAGTACAGGAGGTTCTCTTTTGGGAACGCCTGAGAGACGCATCAGTTACGAAGTGGAGGCAGAACCTCAAAAGTAGAGCTGTGCAATATTTTATAAGAACAGAGTACCTTGAAGCTGTCTTTACACGAGACATAACAGATATAGATTACAATGTCAGTCTGGCCGACAACATTGAACCTTGTATCGGAGAGTATGAAATAGCTGGGCAGATGGTTTCTGGCCAAGTCACCTTAGCTGAGTACAACTCTATGTTCCGTGATAGCGATGGCAAATATTTATTTGGCAACTTTAACATAACAGACCAGAACCTAACCTAATCTTAGGTATTTTTTAGGAGAATAAAAAAATGGCTTTTGACTCTTTACCAGCTACGAACGTTAATCTTAGCGATCAAGGCTTGAAAATTGCCCCACAGCCTTCTGGGCCAAAGGTTACGTTACTAGGAATAACCTCTAATACTGGAATCAGTATAAGAGAACCTTTCCAAGTAACTAACGTTGGCCAAGCTTCAGCATCATTGTACTTTTCAGGAACAGTAGGAGACGCCTATCCAGGTGAACTTTCTATGGCTCTTGAGGAAGCAGTTGCTGCGGGTGCACCGTCTGTCGAGATTGTTGTAATCGGACACTACAATGGAGCCGCACTAGAGAATATCATTTCTCCTGTCGGCACTAACGTGGTTCAAAGATACACAGACTTGACTTCAGCTTATGATACAATAGTGAACACCGATCTCGATATCGTTGTTCCTGTTGGCGCATGGGCAGACTGCACAGGCACTACGGGCGATTTCACAAACCAGCTTGCAAACTTTTGTGAGCAAGCTACTAATGAATTCGGAAACACCTGCATAGGTGTAATAGGCATGATGCCTACTCTTCACTGGGCCAGAACATGGTCCAACGCAACTGGCCTTCTGCCAGACTCCACGCTTAGCGGCGAGTCAGCTGCTATCACTGGAGAAGGAGTTGCAAGGTTTAATATACCTTCCATCTCCATGGTTGATGAGTGGGTTAAGTATGCAACGCAAGACGATGAGGATACCGGTGTTTCTACACCTCCTCTAGTTGAATCTACTGAACTGAACTTCCCAACTACGTTCTACAATTACCTTGTAGGATCTAATGACCAGGATGGAGTCTTCTACCCAGAGAACTCTTCTAACGCAGCAACCGCTGTTAACGCTTCTTACTGGACTTCGTTCCAGGCAGAGGACTCTGCTGGCGCAGCTCAAACTGACGCCAAAGGAAACAAGGTTGATGCAGGTCGTAGAGTTTGCGTAGTTGGTGCACCTCTTATTACTACAAATAATACTGTCAAAGATCTCGCAAGAGGCCTTAGTCAGCCATTAAGTAATACA